ATGAGAAAAGGTGAGAAAGTTGGTAAAGTACAATTTAATACAAATGATAAAAAACAAAAACCTTATGATGAAGTTTTAGAAGAGTATTGTGAATTATGCAAAAGAAGAGGATTAGCTGAAATAACTATAAAAGGTTATAGATATTCAACAAGATATTTTAAAAAGTTTAATGAAAATACTTTGATAAATAGAAATACAATTTTAGATTATATCAAATATCTTCAAGATAATGATGTGAAATGGACAACTATTAATAGCTACATTAGAAAATTAACTCCGGTTTTGAACTATGCATTTGAAATGGGTTATTATCCGAAGGTTAAGGTTGAATATGTAAAAGGTCAAAAAGAAGCAAAGGAAATCTATAGTCAAGAAGAATTACAACTCTTATTAGAAAAACCAAAGAAAAAAGATTTTGTTACTATAAGAAATTGGGCAATGACATGGGTATTTGCAAGTACAGGAATTAGAAGAACTGAATTAATTAATTTGAAAGTCTCTAATGTAAATCTATTAGAAAGAACTTTATTACTTAATACAACTAAGAATAAGAACGCTAGATATGTTCCTGTTAGCTCAAGCCTATATGATGTTCTATGTGAATATATTGAGCTTAGAAATGGTAAGAACAGTGATTATTTATTCCCTACAGTTTATAACACTAAAATGAGTACAAGCGCAATTAATAAAGAATTACAAAATTATAATTTATCTAAGGGAGTTCTTCGGAGTTCAATTCATGCTTACAGGCATACATTTATAACTAATGCTGTGAATTCAAATGTAAATATTTTGTTGTTAAAGAAGATTACAGGTCATTCTAGCACCACAACACTAAGTGGGTATTATAATGCTAAAATTAACGATACGCTTGATATAATAGACACCATCGCTCCTAAAAGTGATAAAAGGCATAGTAAATTTACTAAGATAAAGTAAGAATATAGGCTCAAATTTAAGAACTACAACAAAAGACAATACATTTATCGAGTAAAAATATAAAGCCTTAAATAGATTATAAAAGCGATTTGAACACATAAAAAAATAGTAGAGTCTAGAACACTCTACTACCAAAACTACAATTGAATATAGTTTTATTATTCTTATACCTATTGAAAAGGTATCTTTAGCCACTAACTAAAGCTTACCATAGAATTTTGAAAAATTCAATAGGTGTAGGCTTAATAAAGTTGACCTTTTTTTACAGGCAACTTATGGTGGAATAGGGGAGAAACACTTTAAATAAACGTCTCGGGTAGTTCCGACTAATTAACTCGGTATATATGCATTGCCTACCATATGCAGTGTATCGTCAGTTGGGTAAGATACAACACTCCCAGCGTCTACAGGATAGACAATCAAAAGTGTATGAGGGTGGTTCGCTAGGTCGCAAGACAGGAACTTGTACAAGCTTTATAACCAATAATGCGTATTCTATGGGCTAGTAGTAGGATATTAAGGTACATTTAATTAACAAGGTAGGTAATATTACTAAGATACAATTCAGCTAAAGTCAGTAATATTTTGTTTGTCCTATTTCGATAGGGCTAACTATACCCTAAAACGTGTCCACAGGCTTAGTCAGTTTATCTTTGGCATAATTCAAATTCAAGTAGTAAAATTAAAATAAATACTAATAAATATAGGGAAGAAGTTGATAATATGAAAACTGGAGTTAGTACAAGTACAATAATAAACGTAAGAAAAAAGAGAAGAGAGTATATGAAGAAGGCTAATGCAACTTGTAGTAAATGTAGTTGGTTGCAGTTTGGGTATTATTGCAGTAAGAAAAAAAGAAGTGCTCAGATTGGAAATGGAAAATTAAAATGTTATTGTAAGGATTATAACTTAAAAATTAATAAGTAAATTCTAAGTCCCTTAGAAAGAGTTCGAAACTGAATAAAGTTGTTTTGAATTATGAACTTCATGAATTTCCTTATTTTTATAATATGCAACAATATGCTTATCTAAATTTTGTGATAGAGAAATAATGAATTTATTTCTGGGAGAAAGAATATAAAGCATCTTATTTAAAATAGATTTTCTTAGGAATATTCTATATTTTAATTGAAATAATTTAAAATTGTTCACAATAATACCTCTTTTTACTTAATTTAATTTAACTCGACTTTTACATTTTATAACATAAAAGGAAACTTAGCAAAGAAAATCGTATTGCAAATAATGATAATTTTTTATGGTAACATTATGGGATAAAATATAAATTAAATAGATTTATATAATTTATTTAAACGGTAAGTATAAATATTAAAGCTGGTTAGTCGAATTAGTCAAAACCTATAGATAAAAACATTGATATATATCCGACAATTAATATTATATTTTTAGAAAAATACTTATTATATGTTTGAAAATGATATTCAATATTGATATTTTGAATAAAAAGTTTCAATAAAATGTAAATTATTTGAATTCAATAGTATAAATTGTAATACGAAAATGAATGATGATAATAGATAAAAGTGGTAAAATATAGGTGGGTATAGAGGAGGATTATTGTGAGAGGATTTTTAATAAAAATGTTATGAAGAATAACGACTTACTCAGTTAAAGTAGTAAGTCGTTATTCTATTATTAGATCTAATAAATGCTCTTAATACTAACAATAATATTATAGATAAAATTGTAAATTATATAAATGTATAAATTCGATTAAAAATAAAAAGGATAACTTATCTGTTACAATAAGTTATCCGTAAATGATTAGTGTAGTTGTAATGTAGAAAAGATAATAAACCAATAAAAAATTATCTTACATTACTAGTATAGTTCATATTTGTTACAAAAATATGTTAAATATGTTAATCAAGTGTAAATATCTATTGAAGTTAAAGCTTAGGGACTAATCAGAAATGACAACTAGATAATTGAAAAAGGAAAAGGATAGCTTGGCTGGTACCACAAGCTATCCATAAACGGTTATTATATTGTTTTAAGTAGAAGGATAATAAATAATTAATAAGAAATTATCTTACAATATTATTATAGCAAATAACTATTACAAAAATATGTAATATATGTTAATTTAATATAAATATTTCCTTAAATAAAATTAAGATTTGGTGAATGATTTGTGAATACTTAAAGAAATAAAAACAACCTGCTTAGGGGAGCAGGTTGAACTTATAAAGGCAAAAATACATTTACCTTTACGGGGTAAAATAATAATGATTAAACTATTTTACAAGTATTATTATAAACTATAAATATTAATTAATTCTTTACTAATTATGAAATTATTGTAAATAAATTGGTAATAAAAAATAAAAAGGATAATCTGATAGGGTGCAACAAATTATCCTGAATACTGATTTGTTATATATATTTAAAGGGGTAAATATATATCAAAAAAGTTGTATCAACTTTATGTCTTTATTATAAGTGGTATTTGTGACAGTATTATGTCAAAATAATTAACTTAATATAAACATTTTATAAAGAAAATTTAAGATTTTGCTGAAGAATAATAAAATTCTTTGGCTTTTTTGTATTTAATCTAAATTTTTTAATTGTATATAATTTATTTATAAGATTAGCAATATTAAAAGTTAGTAAAACACAGGAATGCGACTTCAAGGTATATGAAAATTAATAATTAATCTAAATAAAATATATATAATTATATAAAAAACAAAGATATATTGAGTAAATAAAACATATGACGATTATAATAAAGTTAAAATCATTATATAAATACAAATGCATAAATTTAATGAAATTTCATAATATATAGCTGTAAAATTAAAAAATAATCGGAGGATAGATATTATGGAATTAGATGTTATTAAATTTGAATGCAACTGCATGGAATCGTGGGAAGGGAAATGTAGTAATAAAAGTGATTGGTTTGAACACATAAACAATGGTTTAATTATAGATGAAAATGGGCATTTGGTAGAAGATGCATGTTTTAATGTATATGGTGAGTGGTTTGAATATGCAGAAAAATTTAAAAATTATTATGGAGCTAAAAAAAACGATGAAATATTATTGGATTTTATAAAGAATAATTATAAAGGCACTTGTTGTTATAATAATATTTCATTATTTCTAACCGGAATAATAGAGAAAAACTATAATATTGAGAATAATGAGGATTTACAACAATGTATAATGAGTTATTTAAAGTGGTCTTATGGTGAACCGTATAATAAAGATAATATTCTAAGAAAAAATTTTGTAAAAGAAGCAATGAAAGAATGCAAATGTAATTGTAAAGAATGTTTCGGAGAAAAATGCTATCGCAGATGTGATGGTTTTTCGTTAACAGATTATTATTTAAAATCCAAAGGGGTATTTGGCATACGCAGAGAATGGATGAAATATGCAATGCTATACACAGATTTTATTGATCCTGGAAAAAATGATAAAACTTTAAGAGATTTCTTATCAAGAAATTACAATGGAGAATTTTGTTATTTGAAGATTGCTGAATGGATAGTTAAAAAAACTAAACGGCATCTTTATTATGTAGTAGATGATGATGATGATTTAATAGATTGCATAATGAGTTATTTGTATTGGTAATACGGGGCTCCGTATGATGAAGATCATAATGTTCTTAAAGTTATGATAGATATGGAAAAAATAAGAAGGAAAAAGAGAAAAGAGAAATCCAATAAGTGGCTTTGGAAAAATAATAATGTTGATGTATCTAATTATAAATATAAACCTAGAAAGAAAAAAGAGTTTAATAATATTATTGCTAAAAGTGAATATATTAGAGATTCTGTAGTTAGAGAATTAGCATTACAATTAGCAAATTTTCAATGTGAAATAGATAAAGAACATACTACATTTATTTCAAAAGCAACGTTAAGAAATTATGTTGAAAGTCATCATCTTATTCCGATGAAGTATTATGATGACTTTGAGGTTAGCATAGATAATGAAGCAAATATAGTTGCGTTATGCCCGAATTGTCATAGACTTCTGCATCATAGTAGATTTGAAGATAAAAAAATACTGCTAGAAAAACTATATTATAAACATATTGAAAGCTTAAAAAAAGCGGGGATAGAAATCACGCTAGAAAGATTGCTGGATATGTATAAGGGCTAGGAATTATATATTAATTATAGATACAGAAAAGACCTGATAATACTTATATTAACATTGTTACAAGTAATACTGGGAATATTACAAATGTTTAAATAAGATATCAAGTCTAACCAACAAAGGGAATCACTTAAATGTGGTTCTCTTCCTAAAAATAATATAATTCTTTTACATATCATTGTCAATTGAAGACGCTGAATTATTTAAATATTTCCATGTAAATAGCAGGAATATATCCCTTATTGTTGAATTAAGTAATTATATATTTTGTGAGAGGGATGAGATTAAATGGAAATAGAATTAGAAAAAAGAGATGAATGTATTTTGAACACTCAAGATGAATTTAAAGAATTTTTTAAAAATAAGAAATATAATATAACTGAGGATGAACAAAAAATTGAAGCATTATTTAAAGGGCATGAGGTAATATTAAAACAAAATTCAGCTAATGAAGAATATCTAATGGGAGCAAATACAAGTTGGACTTTAATTAATTCGAAAGATAAATCTAAACACACAATTGCAGTTAATATTAAAAAGAATAACAATCAATATGTTTATCAATATACATTAAAATGTGATACTAATTATACAATTGAAGATTCGGAATTTAAAAGTATACAAGAATTATTAACAGATTTATTTAGAGATTTATTTAGAGATTTATAACAAAGTGACTAAAGGACGTCTCTATGAGTTGTCCTTTTTTTATGCAAAAAATAAGAAGCTCCAATGCTAGGGCTCCTATTTATTAATTCTCTTTTACTATTTTTATCATATCAGCTACATCGCATTTGAATAAATCGCATAATTTTTCTAATACATCAAAACTAATAGATTGCGTTTTGCCTTGTTTTATATTTTGCAATGTTGAAACAGCAATTCCTGTTTTACTTGCAACCCAACGTAAAGATCGTTCTTCTTTTTCTAAATACTTATCTAAATTAACAATTACCATATTTATCACTCCTATAGGGTATATTATACCATATTATGAAATAAAATGTAACCCTTCAAAATAATGTTTTGTAAGTGTTGACAAGTACAAAATGTGAGCGTAATATATAAATATAAGGTAAAACAAACTAAAAGAATCAATACCTTATTCAATTAAAAAAATAAGGCAGTAACTTAAGCTACTACCATCCCTCGACAAGATGAGTATAGCATAGTTATTCCTTAAATGCAATATTTGGAAGGATGATATTATGTTAAAAGAATTAAGTGAAAAGGCAATTGAAAGAAAGACAAAAAGATTTGATAATCTATGGGGGTTGATTTTAAGCGAAATTGGTTGGGATAGTGATCTTGGGTTTTGTACATTATCTGAATATAAACAAGGTGTTGATTGTTTTGACAACGGATTAGTAAAATACGCATTTAATGAAGAAGAAATATGGTCAACATTATTTTCTATATGTGGTGTAGATGATGAAATTGATTTATTTAATTCATTTAAAAATGCAAGGTTCTGTGAACATGAGAATTTGATGTTAGTAGAACTACTTGATAAGAAAATATGTGTGTTAAGATTATAAATGGAATTAGGTGTTGTAAATGGATTTTTGGAAAAGACATTGTTTTAGAAAAGTATTTTCTAAAGTATTTAGTTTACAACTTAATAAAAAATAATCTCACAGCTAAATGATTTTCAGACTAACACCCATAACCTAAAAAAACTATGAGATTATTTTTGAATGTGCAAAATGTCAACAGAATTAAGATCATTTTACTTAAATAGTATATACGAATGTTAGATGAGTATACATTTGATTTTTAAAAGTTATAGAAATTCTAATAGATGTTTTGAATTAATGCTGGAGCATGAAAAATTATTGAAATAGGCATTAGGGGTTACCACCCCTAAGCCTTGAGATTATGGAAAATACAATGAGGGAAGGATTGAGCGTTTATGAAGCAAAGACAATTTATTATTAAGAACTATGGAGTAAAAGAAGAAGTAAAGGAAATTATGTTAACAGACAGTTTTGGGATGGAATTGTACTTACAATTCAAAGAAATAAAAGTTAAAAATAAGAAAACAAACATAGATAACATTATTAAAATAATGTTACCAGCTAATGAAGAAAAAGCACTTGAAATATTACAAAATGGGTATATAGACGAAAATGGAAAGAAATATATAGCACTTGCAACTACAACTGGATTTATGAAAAAAGAGGAACTGAGTGAAGGTCGTATGGCTAGAAAAGAAGGAACTTGTGAATATCTTTTTATAGCTGAAGAAGACAAAGAATTTGTTGATTTATTTCATGATGTTGTTAGTTGTGGCAAAATTAAAGAAAAATTAAATGTAACTGAAATGCAAATAAATAAAGATATTATTAGTAGAATAAGTTTAGCATTTAGCACTACTAATAAGATATCTTATTACTGGAAGGATAAAATAGCTATATTACCAGAAACAAGTTATCAATATGCTAGGGAATATGTAACTTTAGATAAAGAAGCTTTAAAAGATGGTCAAATAGAATTAAATGAACCTAAAGTTGAAAGTGTAGAGCATACTGCTTTTGATGGATTTGGACTAGCTTCACCAGAATTTTGTGATATGCTATCTGAGAAATATGGATATAAAATAGATTACTTTGGTCTAAGAATGTATCCAACAGCAACAAAAGGATTATGCGTTAGATTTCCATTTGTGCAATATTTCAAAGATAACTTTATTGAAGATAATGACATCTTTAAAAGAGACGTAAACGGAGATTTTTGGACTTTAGATAGATGGAATAAACCAGTAAACATTTCTAAATGCAGTCTTATATTAAACGAGACTCAATGTAAATGGGCTAAATGGTATTCAAGCATGGAAGAAATATATGATGCAATTGAAAGAGAAGATTATAAGCCTTATAAGGATTTATTTTATAGTGTGTATGTTGCTAGAGTAAATAAAAAAGAATTAGAAGAATATACTCGTATGAACTACCAGTTACTTAATGTTACTAATATTACACCTTTAGAAATAGCTAATTTAACTGCTTATGATGAAGAAATGTATGCTTCAATGATTGCGAATAATAGCAAAGATAGAAATATTGATAGAATAAAAATATTTATGGGAGATATGGCAAAAAATGATGATGAAGGATTAAGAGCATCAACAAAAGCTCAATATCTTATGCAACAAAATGATAGGTTCTATAAAACTAAATTTGCTAAAGAAACTATAGCTAGAAATCTAGAAAAATATATAAATGAATTAGCAGGTGGTAAGTTTCATGTTAAAGGAAATTATAAAACCTTAGCTTGTTGTCCTATAACTTATTGTGAATGGATCATGTCAAGAAAATCGACCACTGAAATTTCAGAAGGTTTACAAGAAAGACAATTCTATGTAGCAAATGAAAATGGTAAAAGAGTATTAGCTAGAAATCCTTTAGCAAGTTTTCATGAACCACAAAAAATAGAATTAATTGAGCATAGCAGCTTAAAAAAATATTTAGGTGAAGATTATAGTTCGGAACTAATATTCTTTAATATGCAAGATGATACAGCAAAATTACTTAGTGGAGCAGATATGGATTTAGATGAAGGATTCTGCATAGATAATGAAAATATTTATAATTCAATTATTCCTACTATACCATTTCTAAACACTGATGATGGTGCTACAGGAGCAGAAATGTTATTTACTTGGGAGAATATGTATCGATCTATCATATTGAGTGCAGGAAATACTATTGGTAAAATAGCCTCTTTAACTGCAAAGATTAATACATATAACCAAGATTTGGGATTCGTAAGAGTTAAAGATGGTAAGGTGTTTACTGGTAGAGAACTTTATAATAGATTTATAGATAAGCAAAAAGAACATTATGAAGAAGAGTTTAAAGAGGAAGTTGAAATTATCGAGAAGAATAAGATAAAAATAAAGAATTATGAGGATGAAATAGAAAATAAAAATACAAGTAAAGCTAGAAGAAATGATTGTTATAAATACAGAAAGACATATAAAAAAGAAAATAAAGCATATTATAAACGCATAAAAGAAACCAAATGGAATGATTTTATGGATTTAATTGATAATCTTGTGAAAGGTAAAGACTTAATTGATGTTAAAGAATTACCAGAAGTACAAATAAAGGATTATTTAAATAAAAGATTTAATGAAAATGCTAAATATATCTATTATGCTCTTTATCTAAATCAGAAGGCTATTGACGCAGTTAAAACATTAAATCCAGTTACTACTGCCGAAATTGATTTACTTAAAGAGTGCTTTATCGAATATAAAAAAGATGAAAATGGAGATATTGTAATGATAGAGCAAGAAGATAAAAATGGTAAAACTAAAATGATTAAAGCAGTATTGGTAGATAATTGCAAGAGATATCCGTACTTTTTACAATTTACCAAGGATTATGTTAGCGAATGGAAAGTTGAAGAGATAAATAGAAGTGTGTTAACAATTAATTCTAAAAGAATAGAGGAAAGTTTGCTTGCAAGAATCCATTATATTCAAGAAAATATAAAAGATAATAATACGGCAATGATAGAAACATTGAAGCCAACTAAAGAAAAAGCTGATGCAACTCTTAATGCGAGAATAAGCAATATTTATAGGAGATACTGTTTTGATGGTAAAGTATCAGGTAATACTACTGATAAAAATAAGCTAAATGATAGATGGAATAATTTTGATGAATATGCTATTGAAGAACTTAAAGAATTTGAAAGTTCCGATTTCATTGAGGATAAGGCAAAATCTTTAAAAGAATTAAATGTAAGCAGCAAATTTGTTATTAGATTATTTTTCGATGTGTTAAAGCATTATTTGGATTTAGAAAATAATAATGTATATTCTTATGAGCAAGTAAAAGAAAAGACTGATATAGAGTTTATGCACAGATATTTTATTAAGAAACAGGATAAATGCCAAGATAATAGTTTACATGAAAATTATATTCATGAAGTTAAAATTAAAAATGGAATTGAAGGTAAAGTTAGGGTGGGGGCTTATACTGGAGTAACTATCACTGCTGAAATGTATGTAAATAATAAGCATTTATATAGGTCTGTAGATAATACAGAGGTAGGATTTATTTTTAATGATTGTTATGAAAAGTTAAATCTAGCAGATGGACAAGTTTTAAAAGTAATTGAAAGTAGTATAGCTAAGAATGGAAAAAGTATTACATTAATTGTTTCATAGATAGGTATAGGGTCACTACCATGACCCCAACCTTGATATTGTGGAAATACAATTATGAAAGGATTGAGAATTATGGAAGAAAAATATTACAACATAGAAAAGAAATCTCTTGCAACAGCGTTAAATTGGATGGGATTTAAATTTTATGTATGGACAAATCGAGAAGGTAAAACATTATATGGATTTGAAGATACAACAAGATTACATAAAGCGTTGGAAGGGTTACTAGAACTACGAAAACAAGTTAAGAGTTTATAAAATAAAATTATCAATTTAGAAAGGGTGCGATTTAATGGGAAGAAAAGTATTAAATTTAAAATGGGTAACTGATGCAATTGGGCAAGATTATAAAACTTGGAGAAAAGGTGATATAATTAGGATTCAAGCTCAAACTGGTACTGGAAAAACATATTTTATAACTGGAGATAAAACACATAAAGGCTTAATTGATACAATAGAAGATTATGAAAAAATGATTTATATCTGCAATAGAACAGAATTAAAAAAACAAATTAAAAAAGATTTATTAGAAAAATATGATATGGAAGTACCATATTTAAAAAATGATAAAGGTGAAATAATTACAAATAGTAAAGGTGAAAAAGAAATTAACATGGTAGAATTAGATAAAATTACAGTTATAAAAAATATAACAATAACAAGTTACCATGCAATTTCATTTGGAAGATTAGATAATATTTACTTAGATAAAAATAATTCATTAGATGATTATGATTATATAATATGTGATGAATGTCATTTCTTTATGACGGATGCTGGCTATAATAATAAAGCATATTTAGCATTAGAAGAACTGGTTAAAACTAGACATAGAAAAGCTATAAAAGTATTTATATCTGCTACAATGGATGAAGTAAATGGAGTAATTGAAAAAATGTCAGAAAAATTAAAAGAAAAAGGGTTTGGTACATATTCTGACTTTACAATACATACACCATATACAACTGGTATTGATTATTCATATTTAAATGTACAATACTTCAAACAAATTAAGGATATTGTTCAACTTATCAAAAATGATAAAACAAATGATAAATGGATTATATTTGTTACATCAAAAGAAATGGGAGAAAAAGTATTAAATGACTTGGAAGAAAGGGAAATAACAGCAAAATTTATACATGCAAATACATCCAATAAAGACGCTGAAAAAGTTAGGATTACTAGCGAAAGTAAATTTAATTCCAAAGTATTAATTTGCACAAAGTGTCTTGATAATGGTGTAAATATAAAGGATGAAATGGTTAAAAATATGGTAATTATGACATATGATAAATGCACATTTATACAAGAGATTGGGAGAAGAAGATTAAATATAAAAGATGCACCAGAAATTAATTTATACATTCCAATGTATTATAAAAAAACATTTCAAGGAAAAATAGATGAAAATTATAAGCCCAAAATTGATATGATTGATGTATTTGAAGCTGATCAAAATTCATTTAAAAGACAATATAACAATGACCTAGATAAATTACCACATGATATATTTTATCTTGATAAAGACAATAAATGGACAATAAATGATTTAGGATATGCTAGGGTGATTAAAGATAGATACTTTGCAATTACTATGGTAGAAAAATTTGAAAAAGATAAGTTTGCGTATATAAAAGAGCAATTAAAATGGTTAGAATTAGAGAATACTTTTGCTGAATTTAATTTAATTGAAGATGTTGCAGACGATGAAGAAGTTAAAAATTTAGAATCATTTTTAGAAAATTGTTTGGATAGAAAAATATTAGAAGATGAACAAGTAGAGTTGTGTAAAATATTGACTAGTGAATTATTAAAAATAAGTAGGGAAAAATTGCAATCTAAGAAGAAAATGCATCCTAATACAGTAAATAGTATATTACAAAATGATTTGAAAGTACATTATAACGTTACGGCTACTAACACATCGAAAAGAATTGATGGAAAAGTAAAAAAATATACTTATTGGACAATAATTAAAACAGTTATATAGTTATGATCAATCTGTATCCTTTTTTTATACATAAATTTATTATATAGATTATAGTATAATTTAAGGATACAGATTGATCATATTGTAATATTTAGTTTTGTATGTAAAAATATCGATCATTCGTTTTTGGTTTGCCTAGTGGCTTACCTTTTTGCGAATGATAAATGAATTTTTTGAATAGTGTAGTTGTAGGAACGCTAGTGACGTACAGATACTCTATGAAATAATTCATTTTGGAAATTCAAAAAGGTAAAAGAACGCTAATAACATCAATATTATTAACTATATGTGTATAAAACTACTAAAACTATACAAAAATATATTGACTATTTCGGTATACCGTAATACAATTAGATTAAGAAAAGTTCACTCTCAGTGAATATTTAAGGTTTATAAAAGTATGAAGCCTTTTACATACTCTTCCGAGAATGACGGAGAGTTAAAAATAAGAATATTATTCAATTGCGTGTGAATCCTCCGAGGATAACGGGGATATAAATATGTAGAATATTATCCATATGCAAAGTGTATTCTCCGAGTGTAACGGGAATTAAATGTAGAATATTACACCAATTAATAACTCCAATTTTATTGTTTAAATTGGAGTTATTTTGTTTAATTGTTGAAGGGATTTTGTATTATGAAAATAAAGGTGTGTTCAATAAAACAAAGTTTCTATGATATGTTTGATGACAGCGTAGAACTTGAGAAAAATGAAAAGAGACCATGTTTAATAATAGTAAGGCTAAAATATAGAGGAGTTAAATGTGATTTTGCAATTCCTTTTAGATCTAATATTAGCAATGGAGCTACTAGAAAAGAATATTTTCCTTTACCACCAAGAAAAACTACTAAAAAAGGAAAGAAACATGGATTGCATTACATAAAAATGTTTCCAATAAAAAAAGAGTACATATATTCATATTATTCCGATAATAAAGAAAATGAAAATGACATAGTAAAAGTTGAAAAGAATATAAAATCAATAGTAAGTGAAGTTCAAGAATACATAACCAATTATGAAAATGGGACAAGGTATAACTTTTGTACAAACATAGATGTTATATTTAATAAAATCTATAAACCAGATGGTAAGCAAGAAGTGGCATCTGAAATAGATATAAAACCTAAAGAGACAGAAAATAATCAGAAATCAGAAAGCGATATAACTGAATAAACTAATTTTTAGAAGAACTAAGTAAAAACGTACAAGCTTTTACTTAGTTCTTTTTTTATGCTCAAAAATAGATGATTAAAATTTACAGAAAGGATAATACATATATGAAAAATGAAAATATTACTAATTTAGCTAAGTTAGATTTAGAAAATGAATTTAAAAATATTAAAAAAAATGATAAAGCAGCCAAGGATAAAATTAAATGTTATTGTAGAGAAAACGGAAATAAGTTGGACTATGAAATGCAATCGGGCTGATAGAAATGTTAGTAGATTTAAATAAAAGAAAAGTTAATTTAGCTAAATTACTAAAGGGAGACATCGTCATTACGCTTCGTTGCCACTTCGCTAACATTCCTCGCTCCTGTGATTGTGGAAGATAAAAATTCAAAAAATAAAAATCTTCTAATTGGATAATTAAATAGGCAGTATAACTGTCTAATTCCTTCTTTTATATAATTTATTTTGTTTAGAGACAGATTACTTAGAATGTAGTCTGTCTATTTAATTATCCAAACCAATAGACGATTATTGGTAACTTTTACGGAATTACTTTATTAAAAATTATATGGTTATGCCTAAACCAAAAGGCGAGAAGGAGAATTATTATGAGTAGAGTAAGAGGTATTAAAAATCAAGGAATCATGATGGAAACATTAAAGAAAATTGAGGAATGTTTAAATGATTGGGAAGAGTGGGAAATTGATAATGGTGATGCATATGGATATGTTTTAAAATTAAATAAAAACAAGGATATTGAACTAAGAATCTATGATGAAATTGAATGTGAAAACTGTAATTATTCTGTTGCTATTCCTAATGAGAATATTACAAACATAAAGGACATTTTAAAAGGTTTTATAAATTCAATTTATGACCAAGAAATCAATTGGAGAAATAGTTGTTTAAGAGCCAATAAAGGTTGGTATTCGAGAAAGCATAAGTCTATAAATTTATGGCTATCTAGGGAAAAAGAAGATAAGGTTTTAGAAATATCAAAACAAATTGCAGAAAGATATTCCAATAGTAAGTTATTAGAGAATCAAGTTTCTCACTATAAAACATTTGTAAGTCATTTATACTATGTTTTAAATGTATTAGAGGAAGACTGGAAATTAGAAGAAATTAGAGATAAGGTGTTAAAAAGATGTCAGGAACTCAATATACAAAATGTAGGTTGTACCTTTATAAAGGATGAAATAATTGCATACAAACATGCTGAAAATAGCGATATAATTTCAAAAGCTACTTATATGGTAGACAGACAATATTGCAATATTCCGACTGCTGTAAATGAAGTAGTTAGAAAATTATCGAAAGAGGTGGCTTAATAATGAGCAATAAAGAAGAAATAGCAAAATTAGTTAAGGGTGAATTAACATATACAGAAGCCTATGAATTAGAAAATAAATTACATATCAGATCGAATAGAGAAATTATTGAAGATTTGAAGCAATTAAATTTTCAGTCTTTACTTACAACAGAAGAATCATTGGAGAATTTTCTTGATACTATGAGTGAATTAGAAAATACTAAAGAAAATAAATCAACTATTGAATCATGTAAAAGGTCACTCGAATTTCTTGAAATTGCGATTTCAGAGAGAATTGATGATATGCTCAGTGCTGAAAAGAAATTAAAAGATATTTTATGTAATTGCTAATATTAGGTGGTGCACTTATGTGTATCATCTTTTATTATATATGCGTTAAATCGCCTCCTTGTGGGTATAGGGTATATAGTGTCTAGATATATCCTTTGCTTATGTTCCAGATAAGCATAAAAATTAGTATGTATTAATCAATGAGTTGGCACTTATCTTTCGTCGGATGTAAGTGTTGATACTAAATCAACAATGAAGCACTACTTGGCGGGAGTGCTTTTTTCAGTTGTCTCGAACACAGAGAAAATAAGGAACGAGTGAGAGTAGTTCCTAAAGTTATATATTGTAATGGAGTTCCACATCTCCAATTTTAGGTATATAGAGCCTATCAGCTTAATTGTTGGTGGGTTTTATTATATTTAAAATTAAGTGGAATTTGATTAGAGTATATAAGAAAAATTATATACCTAAAATAAAAAAATGTGAAAGGGGCATGATTATATGTCAGAAAAAATTATCAAATTATTTACAGAAAACGGAAAGGTATATGCTACAAGTCGAGAAGTAGCAAAAGATTTTGAAAAAGAACATTACAATGTAACAAGAGATATTGAAAACTTGTTAAAAATTGACCCCCTCAAAAATGAAGGGTTAAAATATTTCATTCCTTGCACTTATATTCACAGAGGAAATGAATATAAACAATACAAACTTACTAAGGATGGATTTACTTTATTGGCGATGGGATTCACAGGATCAAGAGCTATACAATTCAAAATTGATTACATTCATAAATTCAATGAAATGGAATTACAGTTACAAGAGATTGATAATGTCATGAATACCAAAGGAGAACTTTCAGAAGATGAATATGCAGAAGTGAAATTTTCTACAGCTTATAGAGTTAAGAATACATTTTTAGATAGTTCAGATATTTTTAAGGATTATGAAAGATTTACTGTCTATAGTAGAAAAACTATGGATACTAAAAAGAGGGTAAAAAGATTGAACCAAATCATAGAAGCTCTTAAGACTAGAGAAGATAATTTATACATAAATAAGACCAAAGGCTATAGGGCAGAACGTGAGAACATCATAGAACTGAAAGAAGAAATTCTAAGAGATATTAATGAATTGAATAATAGAAGCTATGGACAAAAATTAGGTTATGCAAATAGAAAAGTAATGTAAATAAGGCAAATAGGGAATATTATATTTTTATTGGCGTTTAAGTATAATATTCCTTTATCTCATACTTATTATAACATTAGCAATAGGAAAATACAATAGATTTTAAAAAATAATCAAAATAAATTATAAATTGAAAGTGGGGAATTTTAATTATGGATAAATTAGTAGCAGGAGTATACGGTATCGAGGATGTAAATACTGGAAAAATATATATAGGAAGTGCTGATAAGGATAATGGGATTAAAAAGAGATGGAGTTGTCATATGGCTCATTTAAGAAATAATGAACATAAATATAAAGAGTTACAAGAACCTTTTAATGATGATGAAAATAAAATTAAATGGACGATCCTTGAAGAGTGTTATGATGATAGTCAACTTGAGGAACTTGAAAATTATTACTTGGAATATGCTGATAAGGTTGAAGGTTGGCATGTTATTAATAAGGAAAAGAAAAGTAAAAAGAGGACAAAAGTGGCTGACAAATCAAAAATGTCTAAAGCTCAGACAGGAGAATCTAATGGACATTGTACAAAATTATGTGTTGAAGATGTAAAAACTATTAAATTAATGTTAAGAGATGGAGTTAAACAAACTGTAATTGCTGATAAATTTGGGGTTTCAAACACGCTTATTTATAATATTTCTAAGGGTAAGCGTTGGGCTTCAGTGGAGGTGTAATTATGGATAAAGTAACTAAATGGATAGGCGTGATAAATCTGCTTTTGTGGACATGCTTACTTATATCTATCATATCCCTAAATCTTGATAACAATACTTTAAAAGAATTCGCGGCAGGAGCAACATTGGTTGTAATCATAGGCATTGGATTTGATTTATTAAGTGATAGAAAAGAAAGAATTAAGAAAGAAGCTTTAGTAAAAAGGATATATGATTTTATTGGGAAAGAAAAGCAAGGTGAATAGGTATGAGCTACATATATGGAATATTTGATAAAGATAATTGTCTTTATATTGGACAAACTAAAAGGGATAATCCTGAAAAAACTAGATGGGAAGAACATAAAAGAGAGATCAAAAATGGAAGGCATAAAATAAAAAAGTTAAATACATATAAAGATAATATAGATAATCTTAGGTTTGAGGTATTATGTGAGGTTGAGACTTCAAATTCTTTAGTGTTATCTACATTAGAAAATTTTTATAATTCTCTATATCATCCTTTTAATTCATGTGTTATAAGTGGCTTTAGATCTAATGTTACACTTAAAAGGGAAGATAACAGGGAACTATGCAAAGAAATTATAGAGCTTATAAAAAAGTATTATTAAGATGAATGTAAATTTATAATAATGTAATATTTAACTGATAAGTGTATTTCTTATGGAAAAATAATAAATAATTGAAACTATTTACCGAATTTTGTATAATTGTTTATGCGAAGGGGGAGAAAGTAAATGGAAGAAATAAACATAAGGAATATATTAAATACATATAAAAAGTTTAGTAAAAGACAGCGTGAGATATTAGAGAAGCTTGCTAAAACAAAAGAAATTTTTACATTTGAGAATTTGCAGAAAGAACTTCAAGCTGACGAAGAAGCAAAAGAGTTATTACAAAAAATAAGATTGGTTGTAAATGGAGAATATAAAAAAGCAGGTGTATCTAAATCCAAACTTGTATCAAGTAATAATAATAATAATGGTGTAGAAGAAATAGAATTGATGATGTAAAAAACTAATTGAATCCTAGAAATAGGGTTCTTTTATATGAAAATTGTATTAGGAGAGATGAAGCTATGAACATGAAAAGTTTATCAGGTTTAGTAATAGCAATATGGATTGTTATACATTTCACTCCGATAAAAGAGATCTTATATTTTTTTGTATCTCAGTTATTATCTAAAAACTGGAAAGAAAGAGTAAAATATTGTGATTTCGATCAAGTATATAATTTAATATATTCAAAGAAATGTGTTGAAAAGAATGTTGATTTCATTAATAAGCTTAAAGTCAAATTAAATACTTATATACATTATTATGAACATAGAAATAGAGGATTATTAAATAATATTATAACAATTATCATATCGTCTATAATAACCGTTACAGTTGCCCAATATTCATTGCAAGGTCAAGCTAATAGAGAAATTATAAATACGATTATTAATAATTTGACTAATGATTATATGTCTACTTTTTATTTATTTATGATTATATATGGGATATATGGAATTTCAGAAGAAATTATTGGTATTAAATTTGAATATTATATTATGATTAATAATATAATTGATGGATTTGAAAAGTATGAAATTAATGAAAGAAATTATTATACTTCATATATACAAAGAGAGATTTAACTTATATGACGGATATTCTTTTGTTATGCTAATTTGTAGAATTATGGTATAATTTCCGATGAGGTGATTATATGAATGAAAATCAAATGAATCAGTTAATAGATGCAGTAAAGGATTTAAAAGGTAGTTCGGAATTACAAATGGTGCAGATTATATTATCTATTGTGATTCCTATGATTGTGCTAATTGCAACATCTATTATTACATTGAAAATAAATAAGAGACAACATGAGCTTCAATTAAAAGAACAACAAGTCGCTTTAAAGAAGGAACTAAAAGTAAAAGCATTGTTTGAAATCAGGTTAACAATGGTTGATTATATGAGGCAACTTTCAATATTATCGATAGAACTAAAAAATTATTCCCAAAAACGAATCGATTTAAAATGTTTAAGTAACAATCTAATTAAGGTAGAAGAAGAGTGTAGGAAGATAAAGGTTAAAATAGGTGCTAATAAATGTTTAGTTACTGATTTTAATATTAATAGTGATATTTTAGATGATACACTTCAATGTGCCAGTCACTCGATATATTTTAATTATTGTTATCCAGAAATAGAAATCCCAGAAATATTTAAAAGGTATGTTATAGATAATAAAGACCCAGAAGCCCTTATTAATAAAATTGACCAAGCTATGTTGATGAATGAAAATATTTTTATAAAAATAGAAAAGGAAATTAATGAAACTATAGATTCAATAATTTAGAGAGTGCAGTAATGTACTCTTTTATTATGCAAAAAAATAGATTTAGGAGGTATAGAATATGAGATTAAGTAAAGAAGAAATATTGGGAAGAGCATCAAAGGAATACTTAGGAAAGAATTATTATGGAGAAATAAACACAATAATAGACATTTATACTTTCTCGGGAATTGTGTATTCTGTTATAGATGTCATTGAGAAAATGGATAATGAAAAATTAGAGATAAAAGATTCGACTAACAATGTACAAGGTAATTAGGTTATGGCGATAAAAAAGATGTGTCCTAGATGCGGAAAGATAATTGATCACACAGATAAATATTGTGATGAGTGTAGCAAGAATGTTCTAGAGAATAAGAAGGATAATGATAGGCAATATAATAAGTATATCCGTCAAGTAAGAGATAAGCAATATACTGATTTTTATGTGAGCAAAGAGTGGAAGATTGTTTCTAATATAGTTAAGGATAAATACAAAGGATTATGTATTATGTGTTTACTTCAAGATGGTAAATTAAACTCATATGATGTGATTCATCATATACTTGAATTAAAAACTGATGAAGGTTGGGAACATAGATTTAATGTTGATGAAGGATTAGTTCCCTTATGTCATGCACATCATAATGAACTACATGGTAATTATAATAATGAAAAGATTAAGATGTTAAGAGAGTTGATAAAAGAATATAAGAAAATTTATGGAAGCATGTAGCTGATAGTAATTATTGGTTATGTGCTTTTGTTATGTAAGGAATTAGGAGGTAGGGGTGCGAAAAAGTTTTGAATATGGCTTTGGGAAGTCGTGTGGGGAGTGTTTTAGCGAGAAATTCCCTTTATCAGATAATTTGAACTAATTAAAAATGAATAATGGAAAGTGAGGTGTAAATTATGGGAAGACCAAAACAGCCAATTGATTTAGTAATTTTGAAAGGAAATAAACATTTAACTAAATCAGAAATTGAAGAAAGAAAAAACTTAGAAGTTAAAGCTGATGCAGATAATGTATTTGCACCTCCTACTTTGAAGGGTAAAAAGCTAAAGGACAGATTTAATTATTTAGCAGAGCAATTATTGAATGCAAGTATCATGACTAATTTAGATGTAGAAGGACTAGCGAGGTATGTAACGTTAGAAGATCAATACAATAAAATAACTAAGGCAATATCTAAGGTTGATATATTAAGCGATGATTATGATAAATTACTAATCAAACAAGGTAAAATATTTCAGATGCTTGATAAAGCTAGTAATGAGCTATGCCTCAATATTATTAGTAGATGCAAGGTTAGTATACCAAAAGTAGAAGAAAAGAAGATAAATAAATTTAATAAATTCAATAGTGGAAGTGTTGCCAAATGATAGATAGAGTAACACGGTACGCCAATGATGTTTTAGAAGGAAGGCTAATAGCTGGGGAATCAGTTAAACTTGCATGTAGAAGACATTTAGATGATTTGGAAAAATCTAAACTAGCACCTTTTAAATATAAATTTGATATTGAAAAGGCTGAAGAAATTATAGATTATGCTAATACATTGGTTATTAATGAAGGTGAAGAGATTATAAATCTTACCTGCTATCCGTTTCAAGAATTTATTCTAGGTTCATTAATTGGTTGGGTAAATAAAGGTACTGAGTATAGGAGATTCCGTACAAGCTATGTACAACTTGGGAGACAGAATGGGAAGAGTTTTATAAATGGTATCTTAGGAACATACTTAGGAAATTTTTCAGGATATAAAAATGGAAAGGTATTTTGCGTAGCTACTAAACACGCTCAAGCTAAAATTGTTTGGGATGAAATGCATAAATTTATTAAAGGTGATGAGGATTTACAGGAATTATTCACGGTAAAGGAATATGAAAGTACAATTATTTGTAATAATACTGGTACAAAGATATTGGCACTTGGACGAGACACGAAATCACTTGATGGATTTAGACCTGCTCCACTAGCAATTATTGATGAATTTCATGCACATAAGGATGAACAGATGTTTAAGCTTATGGAAGGTGGACAAAAGAAAGCAAAACAATCTTTAATTTCTGTTATTACCACTGCTGGTTTTAATATTGATGGAGCTTGTCATAAAATGTATAAATATTGTAAGCAAATACTTGAAGGTGTAGAAGTTAATGATAGTAGATTCATTTATATTGCTGAAATGAATGAAGAAGATGAAAAAGATAATCCTGAAAATTGGATAAAAGCTAACCCTATACTAGAATATGATAGAGAAGCTTTAGAAAATTTAATACCAGTTTATAAAAGTGCTAAAGCAATGGGAGGTAAGGATTGGAACGACTTTCAAACTAAACAACTTAATATTTGGGTAGAATTTACTGAGAAAAAATATATGAATATTTCAGCATTTCATAAATGTTCTTGTGATATGACACTTGAAAATTTTCGAGGATTTGAATTTGGACTTGGGTTAGATGCAAGTTCAGGCGGTGATTTATCGAGTGTAGTATTTGAGTTCACATTTGAAAAAGATGGAGAGAAGAAATATTTTGTTCATCATCATAGTTTTTTACCAGCAATGAGAATAAAAGAACATGAACAAACAGATGCTGTTCCTTATGAATATTGGATAAAAAAAGATTTGGTGACTAAAACAACTGCATTAGGTGGTATTAAAATAGACTATAAAGAAATTTTAAAATATGTAAGAGAACAGATTAGAAAATATAATTTGAAATTGAAGTATATTTGTTATGACCAAGCCAATGTATCAGCTTTTTTGGTGGATTTAGAAGAGTTTGGAGTTGATTGCTATGATATTTATCAAAATAGTAAATCACTTAATGATGCAACCATGGATATAAAATACGAAGTTGAGGCTGGAAACATATATTTTAATAGAAATGATGAATTACTATGCTGGGCTATGAATAACTGTGAGTTAACGAAACCTTTAAATGGTAAAGTAATGTTAGACAAGAATTCTAGATTTAAAAGAATTGATCCAATAGCTGCATGGGTAGATGTACATAAATTTAGTATGCGAAATGAGGTTAAAAAGCCAGTAGTTACAGCCGAATCTATAAAATCTTTCTTTGGAACTAATGAAAATGAGGGGTGAAAATGGACAGAATTAGAAAAAGTTATAATCGAATAAAGCAATTTATAAGCAACAATGATGTAGAAATGACTGCATTTATTAGTGCTTTTTTTATTGTTTACGCAAGTTTTTTAATTAATAAAATACTAGCATTCTATATTTTGGGAGTTATATTTGGTGGGATAGCAATATTTTTATTAAAATATCCTAAAAAGTAATAGTGGAAGGGGGTGACAAATAAAATATGGGATTATTTAAGAATAGATTCAAGCAACAAGAAATTAAAAATCAAACATACTCTCTATCAGATAAAAATTTATTGAGTTTATTAGGGATAGATAGCAACACTATTAATTCTAATATATTAGGGGAAGTAATATTTTATACTTGCTTAGATTTTTATTGTAAATCTGTAAGTAAGCTAAGTGAATATAAATATTCTTATGATGCTTTAAAAGGACAAGAGAGAATAATTGATACAAGCTTGGATAGTATATTAAATCTTGAACCAAATCCTTACATGAGCGCTAAGACATTTAAATCTTGTGTAGAATTACAGAGAAACTTCTATGGAAATGCGTATGTTTGGAATAAATTTATTAATGGAAAATTAGATTCTAGATGGATTCTAGACAGCGAAAGTGTAACTGTATGGCAAGATAATGAAGGTTTATTCGATAATACAAATAGTTTATGGTACATATGGTACGACAAAAATAATGGTGGTAAGAAATATATATTTAGTTCAGATGAAGTTAGCCACTATAAAACTGATATGACATGGGATGGGATTATGGGTATTGCGGTTAAGGATGTACTATCTATGCAATTGGACACTTTAAAGCAGGGAGAGTCTTATATAAATAAATTGTATAAAAGTGGAATGTTTGGAGACAAAATATTGCTTCAATACACAGGGGATTTAGATTCTAGTGCTAAAGATGAACTAGTAAAAGGTGTAGAGAGGTATGGTAATTTAAATAGTTCTAAGTTTCTACCCTTACCTGTTTCAATCAAAGCCGATTTATTATCAATGAAGCTCTCAGACGCTGAATTTTCTGTAATATCAAATACAAATGCATTACGAATTGCTGGAGCATTTGGTTTAAGTCCGAACATAATTAATGATTATTCTAAATCTAGCTATGCAAATTCAGTATCACAGCAAATGGATTTTTATGTGAATTCACTTTCGCCAGTCTTACAGATGTATAAGCAAGAAGATACAAGAAAATTAATACCAAAACCAATTAGAGATAAGGGCATATTTTTAGAATATAGCACAAAAGAATTATTTAAATTAGATCCTTCAGCACATATGGATTATTTAGTAAAGGGTTCTAATAATGGATTGATAAAAATTAATGAAGCTAGGGAAGAATTAGGCTATAACTATGTAGATGGAGCAGATATTTTAGTCATGAATGGCAATTTAGCACCACTTGATATTATTAAATCAGGTGCAAATTATAATAAAAATTCTACTGTAGGAGGTGATAATGTAAATGAAAAATAAATGTATAGAATTTAAAAATAGTGTTAATGAACAATCAGTATATTTTTATGGTGATATTGTATCTGATGAATGGGGAAAATGGACTGATACTGATACATGTCCACAGGATATATTAGATATTCTAGGTCAGATTGATGAAAATCAACCGCTAAATATTTATGTAAATAGTGGTGGAGGCTCAGTATTTGCTGGTATGGCTATGTATAATATGTTAAAAAGATGTAAGAATCAAAAAACTGTATACATAGATGGTTTAGCAGGTTCTATTGCATCAGTCTTAGCTATGGTTGGAGATAAAATTGTAATGCCAAGTAATAGTTATTTAATGATTCACAATGCTTGGAGTGGTTGCCAAGGTTCTGCTCAAGATATGAGAAAAATGGCTGATACATTAGATAAAATAACTGAAGGTATACTGAATGTTTATCAGGAAAAGTTAGTTGAGGGTGTTGATATAAACACAATTAAACAATTAATGGATGAAGAAACTTGGTTAACTGGAATTGATGCAAGCAAATATTTTAATATTGAACTTATTGAAGCAAATAAAGCAGTTGCATATTGTGGAGATATTTTAAATTATAAGAATATACCAGATGAAATTAGAAATAAATTAAATGCTAAATTACATTCAGAAGAAAATGTTGAAGAGGATAGTAAAAGTGAAGCTAATGATAATAAAAATGAAGAGTTAGAATTATTAGAGTTAGCAAAAGCGAAATTAAGATTAAAATTAATGTAAGAGCAGTTTGAAATGATATATAACTATTCTTTTTTATGTCCAGAAATAATTAAAAATAAAAATTAAGAATAAGTGAGGTATAAATATATGAAATTATCAGATGAATTAAAGGCACAATTAGCACAATTAAAAGAAGAAGCAAAGGTTTTAGCTGTAAAAGATGGAGTTAAGGCAAATGAAATAAATGCTAAGGCAGATGAAATTGATGTTATAGAAGCAAAAATTAGAGTCCAAGAACAATTAGAAGCTGATGAAAGATCAGAAATTGAAAACAAGACTAAAAATATTGATAACGGGGGAGATGTAAAAGAAGTGAGTAATAAAAATTTAGAATTAAAAGTATTTGCAAAAGTAATGAGTGGTAGACCAGTTACAGAAGAAAATGAATTTAAAGCTTTATCTAGTTTAACAGATAAAGATGGTAAGTTATTAATTCCAGTTGATGTACAAACAGCTATAAACACATGGTTAAGAGACTATACTGACATGGCTCAATATGTGCAACATGAATCAGTTTCAAATCCTAGTGGTTCAAGAGTTTATGAAGTTGAGGCTGATGCAGTACCATTTGAAGATGTTGCAGAACTAACATCGATTCCAGATATGGGTTCACCAGAATTTCAAAAGATTACATATGATTGTAATAGATATAAAGGAATGTTACAAATTCCTAATGAACTTTTAGAGGATGAAGCTGGTGGGTTATTAGCTTATATTTCACAATGGATCGCAAAGAAACAAGTTGCAACAAGAAATGCACTAGCATTCTATGGGACAGGTACTAAAGCTGATGGGTTCTTAGGGATGACCACAGGTGGAATTGTTGTTGATAAAACATTAACTGCTCCAGTTACCTTAAAATACATAGATAAAGTATTAAATGTTACTTTACCAATGGCTATTAGCAGAAGTTCTGAATGTAGAATATACACAAATCAAACTGGTTTTAATTATCTTTTATCATTAGAAGATAAGCAAGGTAGAAAATTCTTACAACAAGATGTTACAAATCCAGCGATTTATAGATATTCAGGAAAGGAAATAGTTGTATTTGATGATAAGCAACTTAGAAATGAAACTATAGATAGCAAGGAACAATTCCCAATCGTAATAGGAAATATGAAAGAAGCTATGAAGATGTTTGAATTAAAAGGATTCATAGTGGAATCTGATAGATCAATTTATTTTGATAAAGATGCCACAGGAATGAGGGTAAAGGGTGCATTAACAACTAAATTATTTGATAAAAAGGCAGTTGTAGCAGTTTATTCTCCAGAAGAAGCATAATTTAAATTTATATCGAGTAGCATGAGGATTTTAGGGAGTCTTCTTGTTACTCTTTTAAGAGAGGGGGATGCTATTGATAGTAAATTTAGAAGAAGTAAAAGGATGGCTTAAAGTTGACTATAGCGAAGAAGATTCGGATATACAATTATTGATTGATTCCGCAGAATTATATTTAAAAAATGCTACAGGTAAAATATTTGACAGTAATAATGCATTGGCAAAGTTATATTGTAGAGTTCTCATAAGTGATTGGTTTGAAAATAGAAGCTTAATGGTTGATGGCAAAACAACAGATAAAGTAAGATTTACACTTCAATCTATTATGATGCAATTGCAGTATAGCAGTTAGCAGGTGATGTAAATGAATAGTAGTGATTTAAAAGAGAGAATAATAATATCGGAATATCTTGGAGAAGTGCAGAATGATAATGGTTTTGATGAACCAACTTGGGACGATACATATTATACATGCTGGTCTTCATTTAAACAAATTAGTGGAAAAGAATTTATATCCGCCAAGGCTAATAATAGTGAAAACATAGTTACTTTTACAGTTAGATATTCTAATAAAACAAAGGTCATATTAGAAGTAGGAGCAACTAAAAAATATAAAGTGATCTATAAAGAAAAAGATTATGATATTATATTCTGTTCAGATTACAATAATCTACACCAATGGATTGATATAAAAGCAGAGGTTAAAGGGTGATTATATGAGTAGTATTGAATTAGAAGGTTTTGAAGAATTGGAATCATTGTTACAGGATATGGCCTTAACAGAAGCTGATGAGAAGAAGGCAATGAAAGCGGGCATAGATGTAATTTACAAGGCAGTTGAGAGTAATACGCCTGTTGGCGAGACAGGAAATATGAAAGAAAAGATCAAAGAAAAAGTTAGCAAAGATGATTTTTCAATAACAGGGGAAGTTATTATGGGTGCTTGGTATACAGGGTTTGAAGAGTTTGGGACAAGTCAAAATAAAAAGCATGTTGGATTTGTAGAAAGGTCTGTAAATAGTTCTCAAAATGAGGCTTTAGAAGTACTAGCAAAAGGATTATTAAAGTAGAGGTAGTGTGATGGTTAATATTAAGAAGTTAATGAAAGATACATTATCAAATACTGATATATTGAACTTAACAACTGATAAGAAAGTATATTTTTTACATGCAGAGAATCCGAAACCACCATATGTTGAGTATGAAATATTCGATGAGAATGGTGAAGAATGGGCAGAGAATAAAGAGATAGCAACTAATTATTATGTACAAGTTGATATATTCAGCGAAAAAGATTATACAGATTTAGAAAATAAAATTAAAGAAATTATGATTAACGCTGGTTTTAATAGGAGTATGTGCGCTGATTTATATGAAAATGATACACAGTTATTCCATAAAGCTATGCGTTTTTTTATTACACTGAACAATAATTAAAAATATTAAAATTTAAAAAATAGAAAGAGAGTGATTATTATATGGCTATAATTGGTTTAGAAAAATTATATTATGCAAAAATTACGAAAGATGATTCCACAGGGTTAACATTTGATACACCTATTTATTTACCAGGAGTAAAAGAAATTAAAATTGCACCAAAATCAAATACTGAGAAGTTATATGCAGAAAATAAGGTCTGGGAGCAAGCAACAACATTAGAAGACATTGAAGTTACTGTAAATGTAGCAGATTTAACTAATGCACAATCTGCTGATTTATTAGGGCAAACAGTGGCAACAAATGGTGGAACATTTGCCTCATCTGATGATATAGCTCCATACATAGCTTTGCTTTATGTTGCAAATAAATCTAATGGCAAAAAGAGATATGGAATTCTTTATAAAGGTGTGATGAATCTACCTGACGATTCAGCGAAAGGGATGGAGGGTAAAACAGATTTCCAAACACCCGAAATGAAGGCAACATTCCAACCATTGCAAAATAACGGAATGTGGAAGTACACAGTGGATGAGGATGACAGTGATGCACCTACAGACTTAGAAACTAAATTCTTTGCAGGAGTAATAGTACCAACTAAGAAAGTTGCTACTACAGTTACACCTTAGAAACAAGTCCTCTTATATTGAGGACTTTTTCTATTTAAAAATATTATGAGGAGTGAGATTATATGGTTTTACAAGATAAGACAAGAAAATTATTGATTGATGATACTGAATATAACTTTAAGATGGTAAACAGAACTATCTTAAAAATAGATTCTAAATACGGTAATTATGGAACTATTCTAGATGGAATTATGAACGGAAAAGAGTTCATGAGTAACGCGCTTAAATTATTAAGTTGTTGTTGCTTAGAAAAAGATTTTGAGGTTGAAGAACTAGCAGATTTATTAACACCTCAGCAATTAAATTATGAAATACCAAGCTTTGTAACAAACTTATACTTTGATTACATGGGAATTAACGATACAAAAAATAATAAAGAAACTAAGAAATCTAAAACAGAAAAAAACTAAATGACCAGTCGGATTTTTTGAATTTTGACTGGCTTTTTTATATTTGTAAAGTACATTTGAATTTTACAAGAAATGAATTCATGGAAAGCACCCACGCTGAAATATATAAAATGTGGATGAATCACATGAAATTCAATGGTTGGGAAATTGATGAAGAAAAAAGTGACAATGAAAACAAATCTAATAAAGAACGTAGAGTTTATATAGACCAAATATCATGCTTATAGGAAGGGGGGAAAAGGAATTGAGTGATTTAGAGAAGCGAATAACAGCAAAAATGGTGCTTGATGATACAGGATATAATGCAAGTATTAAAGGAATAAATAGTAGTTTAAAACAAACTCAATCAGAATTTAAATTAGCTAGTGAAGGATTAAAAACATTTGGAGCTACCAGTGATAAGTTGAAATCAGCTCAGGATGCACTATCTAAACAATTTGACTTACAATCTAAAAAAGTTGATACATATAGACAAGCAATGGAAAAAACTAATAGTAAAATGCAAGAAAACATAACCGAAAGAGATAAGTTAAAAGCTAGCTTAGAAAGTGCTAATGCAAAATATCAAGAAGCAATTCAGTTATATGGAAAAGAAAGTGAACAAGCCAGAAGTGCTAAAGAAGCAGTAGATCAATTAACAACTGAATATAGTAAAAAAGAAAAAGCAATTGAATCTAATGCCAAACAGATACAAAATTATCAAACTAATATGAATAAAGCTGAAACTGAAATGGTTAAAACTCAAGGTGAGCTCAAAAAAATAAATGATGAGTTAGATAAAAGTAATAATAAATGGATTAATGCTAGTAAAGGATTAAAAGAGAGTAGCGATAAGTTAAAAAATTTCGGTGACAAAGCTAATAATGTTGGTAATGGTATATTAAAATTAACAGCACCTTTGACTGCGGCTGGAATAGCAGGTGCTAAATTTAGTATGGACTTCTCTGATGGTATGGCTAAAATATCAACAGTAGCGGATACAACTAATATTTCATTAGATGACCTTGGAAAAGGTGTTATTGATTTAAGTAATATGTCTGGAGAAAGCTTTGAAACTATTCAGGATGGTATGTATGATACTATTTCTTCAGGAGTAGATGCTGGAAAATCTGTAGAGTTTCTTACTACAGCAGTTAAGGCGGCGAAAGGTGGATTTACAGATACTGCAACATCAGTTGATGGATTAACAACAGTATTGAATGCTTATGGACTTAAGACAGAAGAAGTCACTAATATTGCTAATCAAATGTTTATTGCTCAAAATCTAGGAAAAACGACTTTCGGTGAAATGTCTAGCTCTATAGGAAATGTAATTCCAACAACGGCAGCATTAAAAGTAACTACATCAGAGCTATTCAGTTCATTAGCAACATTAACTGCCAATGGTATTAAGACATCTGAAGCAGTTACAGGGCTAAAATCAGCTTATTCTAATATAGCAAAACCAAGTGATGATGCTGCAAAAATGGCAGAAAAGCTGGGTTTAAAATTTAATGCGGCACATTTACAGAGCGTTGGATGGGGAAAGTTCTTAGAAGAAGTAAAACAAAAAACTAATGGTAATACAGAAGAATTGTATCAATTATTTGGTTCTGTAGAAGCAGTTAACACCGTGCTTACTATGACAAGTGACCAAGGAATGAACTTATTCCAACAAAGTATGGAACAAATGACTAGTAATACAACTGCCCTAGATGAAGCTTTTACAAAAGTAGATGAAACTGCTGGTAATAAAATGCGTAAAAACTTTAATGAATTGAAAAATGCAAGTATTCAATTAGGAGATGCATTAGCACCAGTGATGGCCGAAATAACCAATGTTATAGGTGGGCTAACATCAACTTTAGAAGGTATGGATAAAGAACAACTAAAAACTATTGCAGATGTTGTAATGTTCAGTACTGCACTTGGTGGGATTCTTAAAGTAGTTGGCGGAGTATCTAGTGGAATTGGAACTGTTATGAATGTAGCATCTAAATTATCTGGTGCTTTAGGAACTGCAACAGTAGCAACAGAAGGTGTTGCAGAAGCAGGCGTTGTGGCAGGAGGTACTGGTGGACTTGGTGCTTTAGCTACAGGTTTAGGCGGTGCAGTAGTAGCGGCGGCTCCATATATAGCAGTAGCTGGTGCAGTTGCGTTAGCTGGATATGGAATATATAAAGGATTAACTCAAGAAGTTGTACCTTCAGTAGATTTATTTGCAGATAAAGTTCAATATACATCTCAAACTGTGCAAACAGAATATGGAGCTATGACTCAAAATGTTGCAACCAATACAATAAAGATAAGTGAAGCTACTAAAGAAGCAGTAAAATCATATTTAGATATGGATGAAAGTGCAAAGAGTAGTATACAAGATTTGTACATAAATAGCCAAACAATCACAGGTGAAATTGCAACTGACACTAAAGCTAAATTCGATGGTATGACTCAGAGCGTTATACAAGGATATGAAAAGCAAAAGAATGATAGTGTAGCTAAGTTACAAGAATTATTTACACAACAAAATACCATTACCAGTACAGAGCAGACTGAAATCATGCAAAAGGCAACGGAATTTTATACTAATAAAGAGACTCAAACACAGCAATATGAAGATCAAATTAATCAAATAATTCAAAATGCGGCAAACAATCATAGAACTTTAACGAGCCAAGAAGTAACTGACATAGGACAATTACAAAATCAAATGAAAGAAAATGCTGTAAAATCACTTTCTGACAATGAGGTTGAAGCACAGGTTATTTTACAGCGTATGAAGGATTATGATGGAAGAATTACTGCTGAACAGGCAAGTGAGCATATTCAAAAATTAAATGAAAGTAGAGATGGAGCTATTAAAGCGGCTAATGATGAATATGACCAAACTGTTGCAACAATAATTAAACAACGTGATGAGGTAGGTTCTATAACATCAGAGCAAGCTGACAAAATGATAGCAGATGCAACAAAGCAAAGGGATGATACTATTCAAAAGGCACAAGAAACTCGTGATGGAGCGGTTGAGAAAATAAAAGGAATGAATAGTGATCTTGAAAATAGTGTAGATACAAGTACAGGTAAGATATTAACCTGGTGGGATAAATTGAAAAATTGGTGGAGTAGTTGGATTCCATCAAATAAAACATTCTCCTATAATGTAAGTGGAAATGCTTCAGATGTAGATGCATCAGATGCTGATCAATTAACAATTGGAGAACACTGGACGGGTGGAGTTATGGAAAACTCAGGTTTAACTACGCTTCATGAAAGAGGATATGAAGTTTACCAACTTAAGGCGGGCACAAGAATTTATAATCATGATGCAAGTGAAGATTTAGTATTAAAAACTGCTGAAAGTGTAGCTAATAAAGTGGCCAGTAATATTGCACAGAACTCTTATGGTGGTGGAAGTCCTCAGCAAATTAAAATTGAAGTTCCTGTAATTTTAGATGGAAAAGAAATTGCGAGAGTATCAACTCCATATATAAGTAATAATTTGGCATTTAATAACAATAGGAAGGGGTGGTAAAATGTCTTATATATTTTATAACAATGAAGATAGTAGAGACTTAGATTTGATAATAGAGAATATTCCAGTCATACCAGCTTGTAATATCATATACGAAACAATATCAATTGATGGTGGAGAAAATCTTACAAAGATTAAAGGATTTGAAGATATAAGTTTTAGTTTTGATTTTTGGTATAAGTCTAATGAAGATGAATATCTAATGAAAAAATCTAGAATCGATAATTGGCTGCTAAGTTCAGTATATAAAGAACTTTTTTATAGTGCAGATGAGAGCAAAACTTACAAAGTGAAGCAAGTTAAAATAAGTGAAACTAAAACTAGTAGCAGAATAATAAGACGTTTTACTGCAACTTTTGTTTGTAATGGACTAAAATATATGACGAGTGGATTAAAGGCGAAAACTATAACAACTAGCGGAACGATATTAAATAATTTTGGAACATATGAAGCTAAGCCTATATTAAAGATTTATGGAAGTGGAAGCATAACTTTAAATATAAACAATACTAGTTTCACTGTAAAAAATGTGGTTGATTATGTGGCAATAGATTCAGAAATAAAAGAGTGTTATAAAGATGATATTAATTTTGGAAGAAATATGACTGGAGATTATCCGGTCTTTTTTATTGGGAAAAATACAATTTCATGGAGTGGAAATGTAAGTAAATTAGAGATTACTCCAAGATGGAGGTGTTATTAATTGATTAGATTATTTAAAAATAATGAAACAGATTTGTCTCATAACGAATGGATATTGAATGAAATAATATCATGTAAGGTTACTGAAGAGATAAATGAAGATTATACGATGGAACTAGAATATCCATTGGAAGACACTAAAAATATTTCTAGTAATTTAGTCACTGCTTCAATAATTTCTACTCCAACGATTGATAGTAGAGATAATCAGCAATTCAGAATAATTCAAAAAGAAACCAACTCTAATTCTATTATAGTTCAGAATCAATCTAAACTATTAGCAGATTTAAAGGAAAATAGAATTAGAGCTATGACTATTGTAGGAAAGACTAGAAAAGAGGCTATACAAATTATATTGAATAGTGCTTTAGACCCTCATAATTATAAAGTTGGTAACTTAGATACAAATACTAACACGAATGTGATATTGGAAGTTAAAGAAGGAAACTTATTAAGTGCCATTATAGGTTCAGAAAATAGTGTTTTATCTGAATATGGTGGAGAGTTTATAGTAAGCAATGACACTATAGATATAGTTGACCAAAGAGGAGAAGACAATGGTGTTGTTATTGAATATGGAAAAAATATATCTTCAATAAAAGAAACAATAGATTTAACTGATTTGGCAACAGTTCTTATACCAAAGTCAGGAGACTATAGATTGCCAGAATATCAGATTGTAAGTTCTAATGCTGGAGCGTATGAAAAGAAATATTATCGAGATGTTGAACTAAATTTGAATATTTGGGATGGAACTAATACAAAGGATGAGAAACAAATCACAATTGAAGAAGCTTATAAAATTATGAGAGATACTTGCAACAAGATGTTTAATGAGGATAAAGTAGATCAAATAACATTTAACTATGTTATAGATTTTATAGAATTAAGTAAAACAGAAGAATATAAAAATTATAAAGCTTTAGAGAATGTAAATTTAGGGGATACGGTTTATATCAAGCATAAGAAGTTAAATCTAGATTTACAAGGTAGAGTTAATAAAATCAACTATACAGTAAATTCTGAAGGAATAACAACAATAGATAAAGTTGAAATTGGATTTGCTAGAAAAAATATAACTGACATTATAAGTGATACAGTAAAGCAAATACAGTTTACTAAGCAAGAAATAATTTTACAAGTCTCAAATTCTGAAAAAAAGATAAATGCAAGACTAGATATACAGGAAGAAAAGATTGATGCAGTAGTCGAACAGGATGGAACTGGAATGGGATGGGAGTTAAGTAAAAATGCATTTAAGGTAGCTTGTGTAGGTGCTAGTAGTGCATATGTAATAATAGATGTGGATGGTTTAGAAGTTCATGATGGTAAGTTTAGACTTTATAAAGACTCTAAGTTAGTCTTTTATGTTAATGCAAACGGAAGATGTACTGCTGATGGTGGCTTTGTTGTAGATGATGGAGACGCAAACTATAAGCTAGATAAAAATGGTCTAAGTATGACTAATGAGAATGGATATACAAGTAGAATTTATGTGGCAGACGATGCAACCACTTTAGTTGCTGATGATGATTTTGAAATCACCAATACTTTAAATGTAAAAGATAGTGCTAGATTCAGAGCTTACACTAGATTTTATAGTAGTGTAGATTTTGATAATGACAATATAAATATAGGCTCTAAAACTTTAAAAGAGTATATAGAGAATGTAGTAAATAATATGTAAAAGAAAGGCGAGGTGAATAAATGTCTATATTTGATTCTTTGAGTTTTGACATAGATTTAAAACTTGAAAATTCTCCAATATATTATAAATGCAAACAAAACGATACAATTACTTTTAGCTTTAATGTTTATGATAATGGGTTGAGCGCAGATTTAACAGGATTTTCATGTATATTAAATGTTAATAAAGCTAATATGGGATATGAAATTAGAGATACTGACATAACTATAACCAGCAACAATATAAGAGTGAAGTGTCCATCTAGCACAACACAATTCTCAGGAGATATAAAATTTGAGATAAAGCTAATTGATCGTATAAATAATTTACAAAAGACAAGCTTTGATATATTTGTAAAAGTACAAAATTCTATTTTAGCTAGTTCTAATGGTAATATCCCATCAGTAATAATTACACCATTGGAACACTTAGATGAAAGCTTAAACCAAATAGCAGGTAAAATAGTAGAAGCAAATGCAATGAATGCCACACTTATTAATACAAAAAACTCTGCTAATAGTACTAATACAATTTTAAATACTACTATTAACAATGCAAAAAACACTACAAGCAATTTAAACAATGCGATAGATGAAGGTAATAATGTTATAGATAAATTAGCTAATACAAATTGGGCGTATATAGAATGGATAGGATCTATAGTTGAAAAGTTAGCAATTGGAACTTTAGATGATGAAAATGGAATGCCTTTAGTAGATGAAAATAATATTGAATTCATAGGATAGGAGATGATTTAATAAATGGGATGGAAAATAACTGATAAGTTTTTAGTAGATCCACAGGATAATGATTCAGTACCTTTTGATCAAGGTGGAATTGTAAGAAGAAGCACATGGGGGAAGATAAAAGATTATATATTAGGAAATGCATCACTTGTAACAAATGATAAAACAGTTCGTGGTGCAATAAATGAAGTTAATACATCATTGTCAGATGTGGCGAATAAATCTGATTTAAATACAATAGACATTACTAAGCTAAAAGGATATGCAGAATATAATATATCTGTATCGACTGCAATAGCAGATAATACAACTGTTTATCTTACTTTGGATACAGTAGTCAAAGCAGGGAGTTTAACAGAATTATCAGGTGGCGGAATTAAAATAAAAGAAAGTGGTATGTATGAAATTAATGCTACAACTAATTTTTCTACAAGCACAACAGGTCATAGAAAAATAGGTATATATAAGAATGGTGTGTTAATGAAATTAATAGCAATTGCACCCAATAATAATGTTACTGTTGCTCAATTTATATTAAGTCTGGATTGCTCTCTTAATGATATTATAACAATAGGAGTTTATCAAAATAGTGGAGCGTCTCTTACAAATTTAACAAGTAGCAATTATAGCGGTGTACAAGTTAGGAGGATAAGTTAATGAAATTAGAATTTAATAATTTAAATCCATGTTTATTTTTAGATAATATTATCAAAAATGGAATAAGTGCAACAGATGTAGCAGTTACAAGTAATATAAAAGAAAATGAATTAATTGCTGAAACTGTATGGATTGAATGCAATAATAATATTGATACAATTAAAATAACCGAAATAGCGAATAATGTTATTGCAAATCAAAATACAAATGTAATTGTTACAGAGCCAACTAATGCAGATTTACAGGCACAGATATTTAATTTAACAACTCAACTTGTTAACGGGGGTGTTATTTAATGGATTGGTATAGTTTTTGTAAATTAAATTTTGACTTAAAGATAGCCACTATAGATAGCTTAAAAATATATGTAGCAAAAGGAAAGATTTCAGCAGAACGATATAAGGATATTACAGGAGTTGATTATGTAGCAACTACTAGATCATAGGAAAAAAGGAAGTACCAAATAAAAGAATATAAGCAATAGATAAGCACCAATAAGGTGTTTTTATTGCTTATTAAAAAATGTTACTTTTAGAAAGATTATATTTATATTTGTAAAAAATTACTTGATTTTGAATATATAAAAGAATTTGTATTACGGTTGTTATTGGAATTTACCAGCATAGGAATTAAAATGATTAATGGACGCGTCACAAATGATAATTTAAGGGAGAGATGATAAATGAAAAATTACTTTAAAAAGTTTAGTATATTGTTTTTTATGTTATTAGCTATTGTTGGTGTTGGAGCATTTCAAGACGTAGCTATGGCTAAAGCTGCTACAATTGGCCAACAATTAACTCAACCTGAAAGTGGTTGGAAAAGGTATGATGATAGTGATAGCAAAATTGCATACTTTGGAAGGTGGGATATAGATAATACACCTAATGTTGGAAACTATACTAACAATGCAATAAAAAATACACGTGACAATACAGCAACATTAAAATTTAAATTTATAGGTACGGGGTTTAGATATTTAGGATATTCGAGAAATGATTCATTTAGGTCTAGAGACAACGAAGTATATGTAGATGGTATAAAACAATCAAAAATGTTAAGTTTTGATATAGAGAATGGTGATGTTGTTCCAACACTACTTTATGAATCAATTGGATTAGTTAATCAGATTCATGAGGTAGAAGTGAAAATGATTGGAGCTACGCCAGAGCCGAAATATGCTAATATAGATGCCATAGATGTAAAAGATGGGATAATGATATTAAACAATGAATCAATATCATTAGATAAGTCATCAATGGATTTAAGTGTAGGTGATTCACAACAATTAACTGCAACAACAACACCAGCAGGAGTACAAGTGACTTGGAAATCAAGTGATGAATCAGTTGCAACAGTCGATGAAAATGGAAATGTTACAGGTGTAAAAGAAGGACAAGTAACAATAACAGCTAAAACAGCAGATAGTTTAACTGCAACATGTACAGTTATCGTAACTAAAAAAGATAACTCTCAGCCAACAAATCCTACTCAACCTACTACAGGAGATGCCAACTTATTTATAGAATTAGTAGATGGACAAATAAAGCAATATAATGTATCAGCAGATGAAATTAATAAATTTACAGAGTGGTATGAAAATAGAGATAAGGATCATTCATTGCCAGCTACATATAAATTTGCTAAAAGAACATACAAAGATTATGTAGTACATGATAAAATAGATTGGTTTGAGGTTAGATAATTTAAATATAGTTATTTTTAGGCACTTACAGAAATGTGAGTGTCTTTTATTATACAAAAATGTAGAAAGAGGATGATAAATAAATGAAAATAGCAATAGATTTTGGACATGGAGTTGGACAAGATAGAGGAGCAGTTGGCTTTATAGCAGAAGAAACAATAATTAATTCAGTAGGCTCATTAGTTGTAAATAAATTAAATGCATTAGGTCATACAGTTATTGAAGTAAGACCGACATCAGCATCAAGTGTTTCTGATTCACTAAGTCAAAGATGTCAAAAAGCTGATAACAATAATGTAGATTTATTTGTTAGTCTGCATGCCAATGCGGGCGGTGGTGTTGGGACAGAAGTATTTACTTATAATGCTAAAGAGGTTCCAGAAGCTAGAGCAGTATTAAATAATATTGCAGGATTAGGTTTTACAAACAGAGGAATTAAAGACGGTAGTGGTTTATATGTAGTTAAGCATCCAAGTGCTACAGCAATGCTTATAGAAATATGCTTTTGTGATACTCAAAGTGATGTTGATAAATATAATTCCATTTGTGCTGAAGCTATAGCAAATGCAATTGTAAGTGGATTAACTGGACAAACAGTTTCAACAGAAAGTGGAAAAGGTTATATAGTTACAAATTACTTACCTAATGCTTATGAAGGATATGATGGAGTAGATATTAACTATGTATTATCTTATTTTGGTGATGTAAAATGCTACATCAGGGGCAATGACAAGGGAGTATGGATTGAGACGCAATACTTGGATTTAGATAAGTGTAATGAACTTAAATCAACTCTAGGAAGTTGGTTTTATGAAATTAAATATTAAGAGGAGAGTGAATTAAATGATAAAAGCATTATTAACAATATTAGTAAAATTAGTAGAAGCAAAATTAGAGAAAATAGGAATAGAGCAAGCCATAATTAAAAATCAAAATTACATAACTGTAGCTAAACAAATATGGAATGAGATTGATGAAACTTTTAGAATAAGTACAAGTATAGAAGAAAAGTTACAATCTAAAACTGATCTATTTGAATCAAAAGTATTAGCTAAGTTTCCTGAATTAAAGAAAGAGGATATTGATTCTTTAAGATTAGCAATAGGTGGAGAAGTTAATCAAGGAAAGCAAGTTGTTTTAGATAATTCAATAATCATAAAACAGTTAACTGATGAAAATAATAATTTAAAAGCTAAGAATAATGAATTAGAAAATAAAATAGCCAGTATTCAAAGTACTGTAGCTATAAATGTTGCTCAATAGGAGGGGACACTATGGAGCAAACAACAATAAATTTAATAAATAGTCTTGGATATCCTATTGCAGTAAGTGTTGCATTAGGATTTTTTATTTATAAAATGTGGAATAGAATAAGTATCACTTTAGATAAAGTAACAGATACTAATAATACATTAGTATTAACTAATCAAAGTTTAATTCAAAAGGTAGATAATAAGATAGATAAAATAGAAGAAAAAGTTGATACTATAGCTGATAAAATGAGCAAATAATACATATAGGGTAATAGTAGGGTAGAGATACTTTATTATTACCCTTTTTTGAGTCACAAAACTAAAATATTGATATATTTGACAAATAATACATGTAATATATAATTAATAGGTACTAGATTATGATAAGGGGAGAAAAAATGAAAAAGAATTGGTATGAAAAAAGTTGGGTGATTCTATTTTTCTTAATTGCCTTTCCCTTAGTGGGGATATATTTAATGTGGAGATATGACCCTTCAAATAAGATAGTTAAAATATTACTAACAATTTTATTTATAACTTGGGCAGTAGCACGTGTAACTTATCGATAAAGAACTTAGTAAAAGTATACAAGCTTTACTAGGTTCTTTTTTTAATATAATAAATATGATAATTCATATAAAAATAGTCTTGTATAATTTACAGGATTATGCTATTATAATAATACAGACAAAGCTAACAGCGATAATAGATAGCGTTAGACTCCCAAGATAATTACAAATTTTTATAGAACGGCTTATTTAACAAGGGTAATACACAGTAGAAATATTGTTTATTATCCTTATTTTTTTCGCTTTTATTTTGGTATAATATATAATAGTTGAATTTGACTAGGAGAGTAATGGTATGAATAAAAAGGTATATGAATTATTAGAAGAGATAAAGCTACAATCAGAGAAAATTAATAATTGGGAGCAAATGACCGATATATTTACTAATGCTATTAAAAGAAAAGGATTGAACAATGAAGAAGTTGAAGAGATAAGTGAGAGAATATCGAGAGAATTTAAGAAGAGTTAGATGATATTAATAGGAGGTGTTCATATGAATGCTAATGCACTTCAAAGACCTTGTACTATATTACAATCAATTGAGGAAAGTTTTAAACAAATAGGAGAATATAAACAAGGAAAAAGACAGTTTAAGTCACTTAAAGAAAGCAAATCGTTATGGGATAAATGGACTAAGGAAGTGGAAGAAGAATGAATAAAGATACTTTTGAAGATCTAATAAAGGCTGGAGAAGAATTTAAAGAAGCTTTGGAATTATCAGATGGTGAAGTTTATGAACTATTAAAAAGAGATGATAGCGAAGAAAGATATTGCACAGTAGCAGAATCACTAGAACAAAGTTTGAAAGAAATGCAACTAATAAGAGAAGGTAAATTACCTAAGAAAACTTGGAGACAGTTAAGGGAGGGATTAGGTGATGAATGAGAAAATAAAAGAACTTCAAAGAAAGCTCAAAAATAATATGGATAAATCAGTTAAATTAGCTGAAAAGAATACTATTAGAAATGTAAATGGTGAAGTAGTATTTACTAAGGAAGAAATTGATGATATGGAAGATATTATTTATAAAGTAGCAGATAAAGAAGATGTTAGGAAAGCTATGGAAGAGTGTAGTGAAAATACAACAAATCGCTAAAGGAATTAGCTGATAAGTAGTTGGTTTAGTTGTAAATATATTATATATTAATGTAGGGATTTTTTCATTGTTAGCGAAGTTATATAAAATATTCATTGACAAATTTTAGAGGTAGTTATAACATAATACATATAGATAAAACGTAATTGAATCATATGGAATGATTTTTAATCTTTGTGAAAAGTCCCTAGATTTAGTAAGCAGAAGAATTGTAAATGAAGTTAAGGGAGTAAACAGAATTGTTTACGACATAACTTCAAAACCACCAGCTACTATAGAATGGGAATAGTATTGAGTCTTATTAAACAAGGTGTATAGATATTTAAAAAAATATAATAAAAAATTTAGTGGCTTAGATATTATCTAAAAAGGGTAACATCTAAGCTACTTTTTTGTTGATTTTTTTGGAGATGTGGTAAAAGAGAAAAGGAGAAAAAACAGTAGGAAGGGAATTTACAATGACAACACTACTAACGTTAGATTTTCTGAATAATATTTTTAAAGCAGTAAATACATATTTTCTCTAACTAATAGCAAATAAAATATAACAGCATAATATATTATTAGATAGGTATTAAATTTTATAGGCAGATCAATAATAATTTGATCCTAGTAATACTTTAACTAAGCGCTTTAGCAATGATTAAACGAAAATTTATGCTGATTACGAAGGAGAGGAAATAATGGAAAACAGAAATAATAGAAATTGCAGACGTTGTAATTGTGAAGAAGAACGTGGAGAGATGGATAGTAGAAAGTGTAATCCTTGTGGTAATGGAACTCTTGGAGCTAACGTAAATAATGACTGTTTAGCTGATGCGTTGGAAGATGCATATAATGATGGCTATAAAGATGGATATCGTGATGGTTATGAGGATGGAAATACTGCAGGAGAAACAGCAGGAGAGACCGCTGGATACAAGCAAGGATATTGTGATGGGTATGAAAAAGCAAAACAAGAGGTTTTAGATTATATTAGAAGAAATAGATGTTGTAGATGCTGTTAA